TTGCAACTAGATCAGGATGATCATGTCGCAAACTCGCCATGTCGACGCTCTCACGTCCCGCTTGTTCTTTCCAAGTTAGGACTTGTATTCCGTCGACTGTTGCGATCTGTGCGTCTAACATAATTCGCGCAATGTGATCGCGCGCGCATTTCTCAATTTGTTCAGACTGTCGTTTCATGTCGCGTGCTTGCGCAAGGTCTTCGACCCAAGAGTATTCGTCACGGTTTAATTCGCGAACTTTTGGTGATGATGTCCACAAGTCGGCAATTTGTTCTGAACTAAAATTGTTGATCAATGTTGAAGCGATTGACGTGTCGTTCGTGTCGATTGCTCGACCAAACAATTCTGCTTCGTTGTTTAATGTTTCAAGTGCTTGTTCGTTGCGTGGCACTTCGTGGTGCGTGATGTTTAAGTCACGGTCAAGCACAATCAAATAGCAAGGTGCATCGATGACTAACATTTGCGCCCAACATTGCCACAAATAATCTTGTGGCACGTCTTCGAGTGTGTTTATTCGATGACGTCGTGTTGTTTTGACTTCGCCGATCATTGTTGGGTCGTTGTCATCGCCACCAACGGCGTCGAGTGTCACTGTGAAACGTGCGTCACGATACATTGTTTTTGGCGTGTGCATTGCGACGCCTAACCGTCGTCCGAGTTCGTCGACGAGTGCGCCTTCAAGAACATTGCCGACGTGCATCGCGGCAGTTGTTTCTGAGATCGTCGGCGTTTGATGTTTTGAGTGCCAAAGATCAGCGCGTGACGCAAATGGTGACACGTTCATCAACGCGGGCGCGTCACTCGCGCCAAATGTGCATCGACCAAGTTCGTCGCGATGTCGCAAGTTCAACCATTCGTGCGAACCGTGTTGTGGTTTGTCGATTGTTCTAAATGGTTTCATTGTTCTAAATGACTTTGTCATGTTTGCCCCTTTTCTATGTTGTGATCATCATGTCAAAAGGGTGTTGCACGGTTTCGACACGATGTTGTTTTTTATGACATTACAACACAAAACATGATCAGTTATTCAAATTACTAAAATAGGCAAGTTGACAAACGTTTCTAGATGTGATACACTGTTCATGTAATTAACAAAACATAGAAGGGAGAAGTTCATGGTTATTCAATCCGACATCAATGACGCGTTGCAAGAAGTCACGCACGCAATCAATATGTTCGGCGCGCCCGTTTGGGTTGCGCATGTTTCAAAAAGCACACGTGACATTGTGCCAACTGACATCATGCGCGAACTAATCAACAACGCGTCGACCAGTGCAGGATGGTCATGTCATCGCGGGCAATACGTGTTCGGGCGACTTGATGCAAAAGTCATTTTGCTCGAATGGGCAAAGGCAAACGTGTTTGCAGTCATGACGATCAAAGACATCGCGCAGGCGGCGGGCGTTCCGCAGTCGGCGGTCAGGTCGATGATCGACACGCGGGCAGATGTGTTTCGCAAGTCAGACGGACGCACGTTTGAAGTTCGTGACGCGCAGGTCGACAGACAGAAAGAGAAGGTGAAGTGATGACGAAACAAACACGATGGAAGTGTCCGTCATGCGATCACGGTTTGCTTGCACCGCAACGACCGCGACGCGACGACATCAGACGATACTGTCTGCCTTGTTCGTCAAAGGCAGGCAAGTTGGTTGAACGTGTCGCGCCTGCACTCGAGTCGCAACGTGACAAGCGCAGCGCAACGCAGCGCGAACGTGAACGCAAAGCAAGACAGGTAGCAACGAAACGCGCACAACCTTCAAAGGCGCGCGCGCGTTGCGATCGACAACGTGCGCAAATGATCAGCAAAGAAGCAGATCGCATTTGGGCATTGATGTCTGAATGGCACAAAGGCAAAGAACGACCACGCATTGTTATCGCGCGCGGTCGCAACCGATCGGCACAAGGCGGGCATGCAACTTATTGGCGCAACCACATCCAAGTGAACGTCGACCCAGATCAAAATGTCATCGACTCCAAACGCGTGTGGTTAGTCCTTGCACACGAACTAGCACATTGCGCCTGCCCACCAATTTATGGAAGCGGGAAAAACGACAACAGTCACCATCGAGTGTTTTACTATTGCCTTCGACACGTGTGGCAAAAAAGATGGAAGTGTGAGATTAGTTTTGCCAAAGTTAGTCATTGGGGTTACTCGGTCGATCACATTATTAGTGGGCAAGGCTACAAGCATGTCGACTTCCTTCTGCCCAACCCAATCATCACCGAACCGTAGAAGGGTCGCATAGGCGCGTCAGCGTGCGCGTGTTGCGTGACAAACCACCGTCCCCTACCAACACCACCCCAAACGTCAGACCGCAAGACAAAAAGTGTCCCGCGACGGCTACCAACCAAACGTTACTAGCCGCCGCACGACGATCGGGGAAGGGGAATACCACATACCGTCTAGGACAGTTTCGACTATATCACTGCCATCGACTTGATCATGCCAACTGGAATACTTAACACAGAGTCAATGTGGTCGTCGACCGTGATCGATTGCGCAACAACAACGTGACCCTTCATCGCGTTTGGCAACAACCAACCAACCGTTTCAACGACACATGGTTCATCTGTGATGTCGGCTAACTCGCACCAACCACCATCACAAACAGCGTGGGCGTCATGCCAAACAATCAACACGCGTGTCCTATCAATCATCGTCATCACCTGTATCACAAATTATGACTCGTCGAAGTTGACACCAACACATTGTCACCATCCTTCTTTCTTACGATCGGCACAAAAGATAGGTGCTTGGATTGTGATGCCTTTGTTTGGCGCGATGATGGCAAGGGCTTGTTGTGGCTGTTCAAACCCGAAGTTATTGATATAGGAGTATTCATCGATGCCCTTCATCGAACCGTTGACGACAAGTGATGGTGATGGCAAGTATTGATGCCAATGCCCAATCCATAACGTGTCAAACGTTTGACCTGTAGCCGAGAACCTTTGTGCTTTGCGCGCACGCATACGCATAATGGGCGGGTAGATGCCACCAATGCCACCGCCACCATGAACCTGATCGCCGTGAGACAAAAGATGTGTCGAGTCATAAACTTGAACGATCGCGTCTGTGCCTTCGGGAACTTCAAACGTGAAACGTTTGTCACCAACAAAATGTCGTTGCAATTGTTTGCCAAGCAACCAATCAAAGTTTGTTCGAGCGCGCAACTTTGCGCGCGGTTTGCGTGTCATGCGACCATGATTGCCCGCAACACACGCAACATGAACACGCTTGAACTCGTCACCTAAAACATCTAACACACTCGCTATCTGTTCCGCCCAAAAAACAAACGACCCAAGTATCGTGTCTTCGTTTGTCTCTTTTAATTCTTCATGAATGTCACCAGAAAAAATGTCGCCACCCAACAACACAACAACGCCGTCATACTTCATGCCCGCCAAATAATGTCGTGACATTTTGATCACGTTCATCGACCAACGTTGCAAACGCATTTTTGCAATTGCGCGATTGTATGCGTTCAAACCTTCAACTTCGTTTGGGTCGACGACTTCGTCAAGATGCAAGTCTGACAACATCAACATCAAAGTCGCAGACGACTTAGACGACGGTTTAGTTGGTGACAACCATTGAACGGGCTGCAAATCTTGTTGTTCGACATGTTCAATGAACGTCAACGCGCGTTGAACTGATGCAAGTTGATCGTTGACACGTGCAAGTTCACGCAACGCGCTATCTCGTTCACGCTTTACACGCAACACATCCGACTGAGCATCGATTGTGCGTTCGTTCTCAAACTCGTCGCTAAGTCGCACTGTTTACAACTTTATGCCTAAAGTTTGATACTTGCGTGTCAGATAATTTGTAGCCGCGTTTTGTCATCACTCGAACAATCGAAGTCGCTGGAATACTGTGATCGTTCAAAGCATCAAGAAATTCTTGCCCGTCAACATCACCAAGTTGTTCGATGATTGTGTCAATCCTGTTTTTGAGTCGTGCGCGTTTTTCTTGTTTTATCTCTTGCAGTAATCCCGACATTTTTGCCACCTTCAACGTGCCACTCGATATGTCGATCAATCTTACCACCAACGTCACGAACTTCTTGATGAACCTGTTGCAACGTATCCATGACAGTTTGATGGTCGTCGTGGTTGTCGTGCCTGAACTTGTTAATCAAAGCGACAATCACCATGAACCCGCCCGTGATCAATGCAACAACAATTGATGCTTCCATTGATAATCAGGCTACAAGAGTAATTGATGCAAATGCTGCGTTGACGCGTGCAACGTCATCAGCGAAGTCAGGCGAGATCTCGCAATGTATCCAATCGCCGTTCGGCGCGCCTGTAATTGTGCGCACGTCATACTTCACCCAATCACGTCGATCGCAACGCCAACCGCGCCCAAACGGTGACGGATAGTAGTCAAGGATACATTCAAGACCGATCAGATCAGCGTTCAAGATCAGTGTGCGCATAACCTTCACTACTTGTTGTCGACCGTCTTTGACACCCAAACGTTTGTCAACCATGTGCCGATACGACAAGTCGACCGCGCGACCTGTCGCGTGAACACTTAACGACTCTTTGCCGCGCATGTTGCGCACAACAAAGTCGCCATTGTTCCACAACGCCCCATCGCTTAATTTGATCACGTTGTTAGTCCACGCCGTCATGCCTGCGCGACGTGCTTTAGCAACGCCGTCATTTGTGCCTGTGTAGGCGCGTTTCATTTTGCTGCTTTCTTTTTGACAACAGGTTTGCCGTTGCCACCAAACGCGTCAGATATCTCTTGCACTGTCAAATTGCCGTCGACAGACGCTTTTGCTAGTTTCTCTGCAACCTGAGCAACCGCCGTGAACCCTGCAAGTGCAGCCGCTTTCCAAACAGGGATACCGCCAACGATCGCTGAACCTGTAACAATTGCAAGAGCGTTTGCCATAAAAAGTGATAGCAGTCTTTGTGCTATGTCTTGTGCTTTCTTCATTACTTATCCTTTGCGCTTAAAGTGATGACCGAGTGTATAGCAATAGCAATCGCGGTGAGTGTCAATGCCTGTTTGAACGTTGTGCCTGACAAAGTAATCAAAACCAACCCTGTGCCAGCCCAAGTCCAAGTGTTGTCAGCAAGATAGTTCAAAATCTTTCTCATGGTTTAATCCTTACAGGCGGGGGCATCATCGTAAAGAGACTACCAATAGCGATCAGGCTGCGACGTTGTGACACGGGAATAGTCGAACCAAGCGCACGATACGACTCAAATTGTGAACCAAATATATTGATGACCTTCTCAAATGCTTTTTTGACTTTGTTTGGTGCTTGTTGCACGGCTTCAGTTATTGCTTCGGCTTGCGCTTCGGATAATTCTTCGGGCGCAATCTCATCAAATATCTGTTCTGCTTGTTGTTCAGTTACAGCAGCCAACACTTCAACTGACGTGACCAATTCGATTGCCTGCTCTTGACTGACCTTTGTTTCTAAGATCGCGTCAATAATTGTCACAACCTTGTCAGGCGTTGCTTGTGAGATTGTTTCAATTATGTCATCGAACACTTCTTCGTCAATAACGCCCAAGTCATCGACTTCGATCACAAAAACAGGTTCGACGATCGCGTCTAACGGTTCAAAATTGTTGTCAGACGGTGAAGGTAGGGTCGGTTCAACATCAATCACTGTATCCTGAACAAATGTTTCTTTTGTTGTCTCTGTTGTTGTGGATTGTGGCAGGGTGGTCGTGGTCGTATTGGTTTCTGATGTTGTTGTTGTTGTCGTGGGTTCGGGTTCAGGTTCGGTAGTTGTCGTCACGGGCGGGGTATATGGTTCAGAAGTTGTGGTCGTTACTTGAATTGGGATGGTGGTCGTTGACGTTGTTGTTGTCGTTTGCGTGGTTGTTGGTGCAAGAGTTGTCGAAGTCGTTGTTGTCGTTTCTATGGGAAGGGTTGTCGTAGACGAAGATGTTGTTGACGTTGTTGTTGCGATCGCTGTCGTCGATGTCGTTGATGTCGTAGATGAAGACGACGTTGAAGTTGTTGTTGTTGTCTCTAGCAACGTGCTTGTGGTTGTCGTGGTCGTGGTTGTTGTTGTGGTGCTTGGGCTACTACTAGCAGTAAACGCCGAGTCAGGCACAATCGCCCAACCTTCATCATCAATGTTCCAAGCAAGCATGATGCACGTGCTACCACCGTTCTCATACATCCACAATTCCAACGACACACTGCCAGCGTCAAGTTCAAGTTCATCTGACATACTCCACGAACAACCTTGGTCATTCCAAACGCCAAACGTGTTGCCGTCAATCGTTATCTCACCGCCGTCATCGTGCGCCAACATGAACTCGATCGTGTCGTGTTCAGGGATATCTATGTAGCCGACCATGTGAACCATAAACAAGTCGCCTGTGCAATTGTTGTATGGTTCGCCGTCATAACTGCGATTGATGTTGTTTTCTGTTTCAGTGCCGCAGACAGGGTATTCTGATGTTGATTGAATAGGCGGGATGTCGTCGATCGTGTAGTAGGTCGTGTTCAAACCTTGTATCGGTTCAGCGTTAGCGGTTTGTGGGAAAACTGCAAACAAGATTGCTGGTAGCGGTATCAGCCACCTAGTTAAATTGCGACCCACTCAAGTTCTGCTTCGTTCCACACCCAACCTGCACCATTTGGCATTGGTGTTGGCGGATTCCAAGTATTGTTAGCCCAAGTCCAAGAAGCAAACGGCTGTTGCGGTCTAAAGTTTTTTGTTGAAGGTAGATACTCCATACCGATACCTGCGTATTGTTTGCCTGCTGTGTCAAAGAAAGTTTCGACCCAAGTTCCTGTATAGCGTTCAGGGTTTGCTTCCAAAAACTCTTGCTGAACTACAGCGACACGAGTAACAACATTGTTGTCGTCAATTTGTGCAAAGTATTGTGCGACCATTATTAGACCTTGAACCTTATGTAAACAATTCCGCTACCACCAGCACCACCAGCAATAGTTCCCGAATTACCTGCACCGCCACCGCCACTGCCAGTATTCGCTGCAGCAGCCGTGCCAGCCGCATTTGAACCGCCAGCACCACCAACAGAACTACCGCCAGCACCACCAGTTGAACCGCCACCGCCACCGCCACCCGATTTATACAGCGGGCTACCAGCACCAATAAAAGTTGAAACATCAACACCAGCACCACCAGCACCACCAGTAGTTCCCGAAACTGTGCTTGCTCCTACCGCACCTGCACCGCCACCACCAGCAGCACACTCAACAGGATATTGAGCACTTGAACCACCATTGAAACCAGTAACACCGCTAATGGTTGCCGAGCCAGCAAGAGGTCTGCCGTTGTTTGATGCACCACCGCAACCACCATTCTGTGCGTCCATTTGCCCAAGACCGCCGATTGCAAATCCACCACGACCACCACCACCTGCTGTAATTGCGCCAGCAGTAGTCCCCAGCGAAGAACCCGAACCACTTGTAACTCCAGGACTTGGACCAGTGCCACCTGTTGCTGATGTGCCACCAGCACCAATATCTATCGCATAAGTCGCAGCAGTCAAATAAACCGTGCCTGTTGCTATACCACCAGCACCGCCACCGCCACCGATTGAATCAACATTTGTTCTAGTGCCACCAGCACCACCACCAGCAACCAAATAATAGTCAAACAAACCTGCAGAAGAAACAACAAGATTACCGTCAGCCGTAAATTCCAACACGGTATAACCCGAAGGCGGACTTCCCAATGTTGTGCCACCAGTCGCAACACCGTAACCCTCAACAACACCGATACCAGTAGGTGCAGCCTTACCCCAATTAGCGAGCGAAGGTTGCGCTATTAGTGTGCGCTGTGCGTACCTAGTCACGACTAAGCGATTCTGTTTACGAAACCGAAGATTTCTATTTTGCTTGCCGAACTAGCAAACGCACGAATAACTTTCGCTGTCGCATTACCCTTAACGATCAGACCAGCACAAACAAGAACAAGACCCGAAGGTGTCGCTGCAATCGACTGCTGAATAATGTCTTTCGTTACA